GTGCCGTGTCCCATGGACTTCATGGCTCCGTTACCACTTGACGTAGTCACGTTGCCGGAGTTTTGTTGACCCCGCTCCTCTTGCTGGAGCACTAATCCACTGGACAAAACAATCACTGATCGAGAACGGAAGAACATCACCAAGAACATCATTTTCATATGCCAGGTGCCATCAGTGCACATCCTCTGAAGATTCTCAAGAACTGACAGTTTTTCGTCAATGTGATACCCAAGGGCAGCACACCTTCTCAAACAGTCAGCCATCAAATCAAGAAAAGTCACCGTAGCATCATACATACTATTATCAGTACTGGCTAGTTCAACCCACAAATTTACCACTTCAAACAATCTCAAATATCCTTCGCGCGTCATAGGCATTCCAGACTTAGAATGTACTCGATCCCAATTTTTTACAAAATCATTGTCCAAATGCTTTGTAAGCATCTTTCCAACAATCTGATCCACAAGGGACAAATTCCAAATAAGTCTTTCCATGTCCTCTTCAATCTTCGTCAGCTTCGTTGCCTCATTCTTGACGAATAACTTGATCGGGTCATTACCTCCCATACGCACAATATCATCAGGAGAAAGTTTCCACCATTCGGTGGTCAAAAGATGATTCAAGCACACAAACCGGTGAACAACAAGCGCAAACAAGTCCTTGACATACCGAAGCATGCCAGAGTTCTCTCGATACTTGTGTTGATACGGAAACCCAGGACCACTCTCAGGAGGGAGTATAGACTCCAACCCGTTTATGCATTCTGTAAAGGCCGTAGCCAACGAATAAACGTCAAAATGCAGTTCACGGCTCCGATTGTGTTTTATGCGTTTCCGATCATGTTCTACCTGTTTCCTTACAATTCTTGCAGGAATAGTCAACGTTTTCGCCAAATTCAAACTCTGTTTCTTGATCTCATGAGCTCGAACCGAAAGAAACTCAACATGGCCACCTCGCGGCGGCATAGCAAGTTCCTTAAGTTTTGGGTACATCGCGTAGTACATTTCCAATTCTTCTTTCGACCGCTTTATGGTTGTAGGCGGAACAAAGTTTCTACCCAACGGCCGTGACCAGCCAAGGATTTTCCACTTCGTAGCACCGCCACAAGCGATATCTTCGTAACTATACACATCGCCATCCGGAGTGACAGACCCATGGAGCCTCCGCTCCA